TGGTGAAATTTATGGTCGTGGGCCTCTTATCTCTGCCTTATCTGCCATTAAAACAACCAATCTTACTATCGAGATGATCCTTGAGAATGCGCAAATGGCTATCTCTGGCATCTATCAGATGGAAGATGATGGTGTAATCAACCCTGACACAATTAATCTTGTCCCAGGCTCAATCATTCCGAAAGCAATGGGCAGTGCTGGATTGCAGCCTATCAACGCTGCGGGTCGGTTCGATGTTGCGCAACTTGTTTTAGGCGATCAGCGTTTGAATATTAAACGTGCATTGTTCAATGATATGCTTGGTGATCCTGATAGAACGCCAGCTACAGCGACTGAAGTCGCAGAGCGTATGGCTGACTTATCACGCCGCATGGGTTCTGCATTCGGAAGATTGCAAGCAGAATTGATCCAACCTGTTCTTCAGCGCGTAATATATATATTGAAGAAACAGGGGCGCATCGATGTGCCAACTGTTAATGGTCGAGAGATCAAAGTTCGCTCTGTATCTCCCCTAGCTCAAGCACAAGCAAACCAAGATATTTCCAGTGTAGCTCGCTTCCTTGAATTGGTTGGTGGAGTGTTTGGCCCTGAGATGTTGCAGGTTCTTATCGATAGCGAACAGACCGCTGTTCACCTTGCGAAAAAGTTTGGTGTACCAGAGAGCTTGATTCGTGACGAAGAACAGCGTAAACAAATAGCTGCATTAGCGCAGCAAATGGCGCAGCAACAGGGAATGATACCGAGTGGTCAACAAGGTTAATATTGGATTAGATGGAATCCAGCGAGAAACTGACAAAGATAAACAGATTAGTCAGAATGTCGCAGAAGTATTCAGTGCGCCAACTGGTAAAGAAGTTCTACGTTATTTGCGTTCCATTACTATTGAAATGGTAAATGGGCCTAATGTGACTACGGAAGAGTTGCGTCATATCGAGGGTCAGCGATACATCGTTGGCCTTCTTGAGCAACGCATTGCACATGCACATAGGAGTAAGAAATGAGTGATGAGAATGCAGTAGAAACAGCAGCACAAGATGGTCGTGATTTTGTAACTGAAGCGGACTTAAACCAAGCAGAGGCTCCAGCACGACCAGAGTGGTTGCCCGAGAAGTTTAACAATCCAGAAGATTTAGCGAAGTCTTACAGCGAGCTGCAATCAAAGCTCGGAACAAAAGAAGAAGACATTCGCAATAAGCTAATAGAAGAAATTCAAAGCGAAGCATTTGCTGATCGACCTGAATCCGCTGGTGACTATCAGCTCCCAGACATTGTGGATGACTCAATGGCTGTTGATAATGAACTTCTTCAGTGGTGGTCAGAACATTCTTTTGAAAACGGATACAGTCAGGATGAGTTCCAGAAAGGCATTGAGATGTATTCTCAGGCAATTGGATCAAGTCAACCTGATTTAGAAGCAGAGCAAGCAAAGCTGGGAGATAATGCAGAAGCACGAATTGATGCAGCATCAGCCTTTGCAAACAAGTTTTTCCCACAAGAATCACTTCCAGCAATTGAACGCATGTGTGAATCCCACGAGGGAATCATTGCACTTGAGGCAATTCAGGAAGCAATGAAGGATGGCAACTTTGCGCAGGACACACAGCCAGCGGCAGTGCAGGGACAATCTGATGCTGATGAGCTAATGTCTCGGCCTGAATATTGGACTGACAGTGCAGAAGGTAGAATCCTAAGAGATCAAGTTTCAAAGATTTATCAAGGAATGCATGGTGGACGTTAAGCTCTTAAAACGTGGTAAGTATTACTTAACGCCACTTAGAAAAGACCATCTGCCAGAAATTGAAAAATATCTTAGCCAAGAGAACAGGCGAGAGCTAAAACTTCTTGGCTATGAGAATGTTATGGATGCCCTTGAAGAAATGCAGGAGTATTCAGAATGTTACTTGGCTCGCAAAGAAGGCGAGCCTTTTCTTTTTGTGGGCGGTCTTTGGTTTTCTGGTGAAGAAGATATGCCTCAAATGTTTGCAATGTTTTCTAATCAGCTTGAGGAAAACTTTACAGCAATTGCTCGAGGGTCAAAGATGCTGATGGATTATCTTGACCAGACAAATCCCAACACAACAATGACTATACTCTCTGAGTATGAGCATATGATACAGTGGGCGGTCTGGTTGGGCTATGAGCCAGTAGGGGTTGCGGCAAGTGGTGCAGCCAAGTATGTAGAGTTTGTGCGTTGTAAATACCCACATGAAAGTGTTTACGATGACATATCACGGCCCGTGATGCACTGATTGGCCCGAAAGGATACCCAAGTTGATGTGAGCGTAACGGATACCCGTAGCAATCGAAACTTTTATCAAGGACTGAAAAATGGCTAATACAATTGACCAAGCCTTCATCAAACAGTTCGAGTCAGAAGTTCACATGGCGTACCAACGTATGGGTTCCAAGCTACGCGGAACTGTTCGTACTACCAACGTGACTGGCTCAACTGCGCGTTTCCAAGTAATCGGAAAAGGCACTGCATCAACTAAAACTCGTAACGGCGATGTTTCTACAATGGAACTAGCGCACACATACGTCGAAGCTACAATGGCTGACAAGTATGCAGCGGAGTACATCGACAAGCTAGACGAGTTGAAGATTAACATCAACGAGCGTCAAGCTGTTGCACAATCGGCTGCTGCTGCTCTAGGTCGTGAAACTGACTCAGTTATCACAACTGCTTTGGATGCGGGTGCAAATGCAACTGCAATTCACGATACTGCTTCTGCAGTCGAAAAAGCTGAACTGCTAACTTTGTTTGAAACATTTGGCACAGCTGACATTCCAGAGGATGGTCAACGCTATCTTGCAATGTCACCTGCTGGTTTTGCTGACTTGTTCAACATCACAGAGTTTGCATCATCAGACTTTGTTGGTCCACAAAACCTACCGTTTGCTGGTGGCATGACAATGAAAGAGTTCTTGGGCTTCAAGATCTTCTCAACGTCTGCTGTAGCTGGTGGTAAGAACTTTGCGTACCACACACGCGCAATTGGTCTAGGTATCAACTCTGATGTTGCGACTGAAGTAAACTACCTTCCACAGAAAGTGGCGCACCTAGCGACATCAATGATGTCAATGGGCGCAATCGTCATTGACGTTGACGGTGTTTACGAAGTCCTAGACAACAACTAATAGGGAAGGGGGCGAAAGCCCCCTACTTTACATGCCAGCAAATACCGCAATCAAAATATGTTCTCGCGCCTCCATTCTTATGGGAGGCATTCCCATTCAGTCTTTCTCAGAGGGAACTACTGAAGCTGACGTTGTTGACGCAATGTACGAGGATATTGCGCGAGCTGCACTCACAAATACACGCTGGCGATTTGCAACTAATCAGGCACAGTTATCCAGATTAGAAGCGGCCCCAACAGGTCGCTTTGATGCTGCTTACCAACTGCCGAATGATTTGATTATGTTGAGTGCTGTAACCATAGGTGATGAGCCAATCATGTATGACACTTATGGTGATAAGGTTTACTGCGATGCAACTGAGAATGATGTAGTTATAGCTGACTACATTTTCCGCGCTGATGAGTCCAACTGGCCTCCTTACTTTACAATTGCAGTAGAGTTTCAGGTTGCTGCTATGTTGGCTGTTTCTGTAGCGCGTGATGCTCAACTAGCATCGATGATGGAGCAGAAGGGCGAGCTTCAAATGTCTCGCGCTCGTCGTTTAGATTCTCAGCAACAGACAACTCGCAAGCTGAATACATCGAGGTTTATTGCACAAAGGCGTAGCTAATGCAGAAAGTTAGAGTAGTACAGAATAGCTTTCAGTTTGGCGAAGTTAGTGACTCTTTGATTATGAGAACAGACTCGCCTGTGTATGGGGCTTCTGCGCAACGTGTAGAAAACATGATTGTTACAGCCGAGGGTTCCTTAAAGAAACGCTACGGCTTAAAGCACATATATGACTACAGTCTGACATATGATGCCAACAATCCTGCGCAATCACACTTGTTTAAGTTCGAGTTTGATGAAAACGAAAAGTATGTAATCTCCGTTGAGAATCAAAAGGTTCGTTGCTTTCAGTTAGAAACAAGTGGTGCAATAACACTGGTATCTACAATTACTGCGGATACAAATGGAGATGCGCTTCCATTTAATCAGAGCTATTTGCAGGAATATACATACGCTCAATATGGCGATGTTATGTTTATCTGCCATCCATTATTTGCGCCTCGGATGCTAATCCGTACTAGCCTGACTAGCTTTGAGATTACGCCTTTTACTTTCGATCAACGTGCAGACAATAAGGAAACTTACCAACCTTATTCTAAGTTCCAATCTACAGATGTTTTGCTTGACCCATATGCAACAACTGGAACTTCTGTAACTGTAGACGTTTATAGAAAAGGCGTTGCTGATGATGATGGTATTGCTGAAGAGCAAACATATTCAAGCGGATCAACACCTAGCAATCTTTCACTTGATGGCGTTTTAGCAAGCGGCGGAACGGTAACATTACCTGTTGCGCGTAAGGTTACTATTACCAGCGATACAACAAATACCGTTACTTTTACCATTACTGGCAAAAATGAAAACGGAATAGCAGCACAGGACACAGGCATTACATCTGTTAGTGCTGGCTCTACGGTTACTAGCACATTTAAGTTTACTGAAATCACAGCAATTACAGCCAGCACATATTATACAAACATTAAGGTGGGTGTATCTGAAGAAGAGTATATAGAATACTTTGATGTAACTGGCACTCGTACTGGCGGTGAGTTTCCTGATTCTAGTCACAAGAATGTAACTCTTCGTTATGGTCAATCGGAAATGGATATTGTCAGCGTTCAATCTCCTAGTGAAGTAACTGTGGATATTGTTGATAGTTTAAAAAGACGATTAACTGTTTTGAATCCATTGAGGACTATTGATGGCAGCTCGACTGTAGAAGTAACTATGTTAGATCATGGATTCTCTGGTGGTGAAGCAATTACTATTGAAGAAGCCTCTGCTGTTGGTGGCATTAATGCTGGCAACTTAAATGGTGCGCGTACTGTTGGCAGTATTATTGATGAGAACACATTTACATTTAGTGCTGGCGGTTCTGCTTCTGATGCGGAAGATGGCGGTGGATACGTTAAGATTGTTTCTCATGCGCCAACACTAGATTGGGATGAGCAGTCTTGGTCTGCGGTTCGAGGTTATCCTGCGGCTATTGCTTTCCATGAAAATCGTTTGTGCTTTGGCGGCACTCTTGCTGAACCAGATACAATCTGGATGTCAAAGATTGGCAGCTTCTTTAACTTTGATGTTGGTGAGGCAGACGATACAGATTCTATTAACTTGGTTGCGGCGACTGGTGACGTAAACCAAATTCGTTACATGGTATCTAATCGTGACCTGCAAATCTTTACTGCTTCTGGCGAGCTATATGTTCCTACATATCTAAACCAAGCAATTACGCCAACAAATGCACAGATTAGAAAGCAGACACCCTATGGTTCTGAGTTTGTTCAACCAACATCAATTGATGGGGCAACAATTTTTGTGCAAACTGGTGGGCGTATTGTTCGTGAATATCTCTACACTGACAGTGAGGATGCTTATACATCTACGTCTATCTCAACGATTGCATCACATCTAATTAATGATCCAAAGTGTATGGCTGTTGTTCACAGTGGCTTTGGGCTTCCAGATTCTTATGCCGCACTTACGCTAGATAATGGTGATATGACGCTTTTTAGTTCAAGTCGTGCGGAAAAACGTGCTTCTTGGACTCGTGTTACAACAGAGGGAAATTTCTGCTCTGTGGTTGCGATTCATGATCGTTTGTTTGCCAACATTTGGTATAACGACAAACTTCATTTATGTGAGTTCGAGGCAAACATCGGTCTTGATAAATATGTATCTGGCACAATAGCAGCTAATAAACTTGATGTTAGCCAAGCCTTTTCTGATGGTGATGTAGTTAAAGTTGTTGATGATGAGGATAATTACATTGGTGAGTTTACTGTAGACTCTTCAGATGAAATTGATCTTACTGGATATTCTGGCGTTGTTTATGCTGGCTTAGAATATATTGCCAAAGTAATAACGAATCCTGTTGATGCTAGCTTGGGCAGCGGTCCTGCGACTGGAGAAATCCGAGGTATTACAAATGTTGTAGTTGACGTTAGGTCAACTAACTCAATGAAGATAAACAATCGCACTGTAATTTTATCAGACTTTACTGGTAAAAAAGAAGTTAGATTGCTGGGGTACAATCGGAATCCACAGGTAACAATTGAACAAGATCAGCCAACTTCAATGCAAGTCAATGGCATAGTAGCGGAGTTAATAGTTTAATGTTTCAAGCGATAGCAGCAGTAGCAGGTTTAGCTTCATCTGTAATTGGAGCAGCGGGTCAGGCAGCGGCGGGACGCGCTGCGGAAGAAGAAGCGAAGCTCACAGCCTTTAACATCGGCACTGAAAAAGAGATGAATAAGATTCAGGCGATGCAAGCAGCGCAAGCTCGCAGGGAAGAATATGACATAGCTACATCTACAAACATTGCTGCATTTGCTGCGATGGGTAGAGACATAGGATCGGATAGAAGTGTTCAGGCTTTCCTTGAGAGACAGAAGGAAATCTTGGGTCAAGATGTTGGGCGGATTCAAACGCAAACTCAGTTTGAAAACTTAGCGGCTGACATGCGATCCAATATTGAAAGATTGCGCGGAGCAAACGAGCGACGGGCGGCAAACATTCGAGCGGCTGGAACACTATTCAAGGGTGTATCCTCTTACGCACAGACTAGGGCTTAATCATGGCAGTTATCAGACAAC